TGAATTTGACAAAACGATTGTTATTTTTCATTTGTATATATTTAACTGGAACAATACTACCAGTTTGCATCATGTCTATTGGTAAGTAATCACCATAGACAGGTTGCGATCTTTGTTGTTGTGGTTGCATAAGGCTCATTGTTACTAACTGCGTCATGTATGTTTTCGCGGTGTTAGTATCTATTAGGTCGTTGTCTACTAAGTCTACAAGTTCTTGTATTGCTTTCTCTGACTTAGGGTTTGGTTGTACATTCATCTCACCATAAGCAATTTGTTTTAACCATGCTTGTGTTGTTTTCTGAGATGGCTTTGCTTTTAAATCTTTCATTTTGTTGATGAGAAGATTTATAAAGTTCTCTGCTTTTTGACGCAAGTTTGAATCTCTATTTCCCACAGTCAGTGCATCATCTAAACTCATTCCACCGAGTTTATATCCTAATCTTTGGAAATACGAGGCGTCTACCTCAGTTACGAATTCACTTGCTTTCATTAATTCTTTTCAAACTACGTTGAAATTTGCGTTCGTCACGAGTTCGAATAGAATTTAAAAATTTACGTGTTAAGTCGTCTGCTTCATCTTCTGAATAAGTTTCATTTATTAGATCTAAAAGTCTACCAGCACTTTCAATAATGTTATCTGCTCTGCTTCTTATTACGTCTTTTTTATCCTTTTCTATGTGAAGACTTTCTAGTTCTTCCAATATACTTCGTGTACGTTTTTGCATAGTAATTTTTATTGTTTTTATATGCTGTATTTATTTAGTTTTGATAGTATTGAGTAAACTCTGTAATTTAGCACTCTTAACATCGCCTGCGGGTGCTGGTACATCTTCGTTTGCTTGTTTCTCAACAGCAACACCAGGTTTAATCTTAGACATTATTTCAGTTGCAGTGTGTGTCATACTGCTGTCTACTTCAATTCCAGGATCTGTGATACGCAATGTGTTTAAGTCAAACTCTAATTCTACTTTTTGTCCAACACCACTAGAACTACGTGTTTTCATTAATTGTATTTGATACTTACCACGTTCACGCATTGCACGTGATGTAAATATACCAAACACATTATCAGCAGTATTAATTTTAGATATACCACCTGAGATATGTGAGTGATCGAATTCTATTTCTTCCACAGCCGATCTGTTTAACTGTGATGCTGTAACCATAATTACATCTAACTCTTTCGCTAAGTTACGTATTTCTTCAGAAACATACTTGTCTTTAACAAACAAATCACTTGGACTTACTTTTGTACCCACTGGCATCAACAAATCTAAGTAGTCAATACACATACAGTCTACTTTAATACCATTTTGTATTTCTAATTCTTTTACATAACTTCTAATATCGTTTACTGTACTTTGTGCTGGTAAGTATTTAATTCGTAATTTGCCTGCTTTCTTTTGCATCATCTTAACTTTCATTTCGACATTGTCAATGTCTTTGAATACTCTGTTACTTGCAGTATCCGTCATCATACTATCCATACGCATACTACATAAATCTTCTGAAAGTTCTAGTGTAATAAACACACAGTTCATTTTTTCCATCACCCAGTTAATCATCAAGTTCTGCATAAACAGTGACTTACCTGATCCTGAACCACCAGCAAATATTTGTAATTCACCTCTGTTAAATCCACCATACAGTTTCTTGTCCAACATAGGCCAGCCTGTACTTACTTGTCCATTGTTGTCTTTGATTTTCATTAGTCTTGAACGTGGATCTTCGAAGTAATCAGTACCCATATCCTTTGTTAGTGATATTTGTACGGCATCTTTAATAAGTTTTTCAACAGGGTCGTAGTTACCTTTCTCTAACATATCTGCAGACTTTAAAATAGCACGTTCTAGTTCTTGTCGTCTTGTAAAACCTTCAAACTCTTCTAAGAACCAATCATAATGTCCTTCTTGTAAATCAGGAACTGGTTGTAATTTACTACCAACAGAAGCGTTGACTTGTTCGAACGTAGGCATTGTGTTGTGTTTGCTACTATGCTCTACAATCATTTCTGCCGCATCTCGTAACGATTCATCAAAGTTTTCAACGTTGAATATATTTTGTACTCGTACAAAACTCTGAGCATCGTTGAGCATCATCTCCAAAAACAGTTTTTGTACTTCTACACTATATTCTTTCATACTCTACGTTCTAACGTTTTCTTTGCTAATTTAATCTTAATAGAACTTTGCGATCTATTTTGTAATATGTCTAACAAAGTTTTAACCTTACCATATTTTACTACAGCATCATTAACATCTTTTATATCATCTTGCCATTCTGGAATACTTACATTAAATCCATACTTGATGGCATCGTCTATTAACTTTAAACCTGCTTTATCTTGGTCAGGCACAACAATAACTTCTTTGTATTGTTGTTTTAATTGCTGTGCTTGTTGATCATTTATTTTGTTATGCATCACAGCACATCCACTTATACTTATAGCATCAAATATACCTTCAGTAACAATCACGTATTTCCAGTTTTCTTTTTGTAAATCCAATCCAAATACATAACCTTGTTGTTGTTCGTTTATGTACTTTGGAGTTTTGTTATCTAAGTATCTTGATGTAAATCCAACTATTTTGTTTTTGTTTGTGTATGGAACAACAATTCTATTCGCGTTACGTCCACTGTCTTGTGGAGTTATCATAAAAGCATATTCGTCTTTTGTTATTCCGCGTTGTCTCAAATAATCAATGTATTGTGTATCTGTATCTTCTAATAACTTTGCGCCATCTGGTAAATCTACTTCTTTAAATTTAATGTTTGATACAACTTGTTTATTCCTATCACTAGCAATATCAGCTAAATTTTTGTGTCTTAAACTTTCTAAGTTTAACCAATCAATGTCTGTCTTAGGAACACCAATCCACGATAATAGTTTGCGTGCTTTGTGATTAACACCTTTACCTAACGTAAAACTAGCATTAAAGTTACAATTAAAACAGTGATATCTCCAATCACTAGTGTTCTCAAATAGTATTCCACCACGTCCGCGTTTGTCTTGTGATTCACCATTATGTGTGCAACAAACAGCATTAAAACTAATCCAACCACTGGAAGTTTGCTTACGTTTTGCTGGTAAGTAAGATAGAATGTCGATCATTGTATATATTATATATACTCAATGTCTTTATTAACCTAATAATTTGTTTGTATTAATAATTTCGGTTAATTTATTTGCTATGAACGTATGACCACTAACATTTGGATGTCCACCTTTTGCAAAGTGTTCTTTTGACATTTGTCGTCTTACATTAATATCATAAAAAGTCTTAATGTTAGTAGGTTTCATTGTGGCTACTGTATTAAATTGTAAAACAGGAATATTGTATTTTGAACTTATTCCGTCAAAAAGAGTTGTTGTAGTATCAATATTTAATTGGGACAAAGAATCACACGCCGTCATTGCATAATAGTATTTACTAAGTTTAAACCACCCTTCATCTACATTAGGACCACTAAATTCTAGCCAAGTTGAATGTATAAAGTGGTTTGGATCATCTCTGTTGTTGTCTCCATATTCCGGTTCCCACCAACTTGTTCTACTTTCTCCAGTTAATCCTACAACAACAAGCGACTTCTCGATTTCTTCTTTTGGAAATTTATTTAACCACCAAATTAGACACCATTGCATAGATTGTAGACTACTACCAGGATATGAATAATTGTAGTTCTTTAGATTGTATTTTGATGCTAATTGACCAACAAAACAATTATTCTGTCTGTATTCGTCGTTATAGCGGTGAAAATGATCGTAACCCTGTTTTTCTAATTTTGGATCAATGACTTCGTCGCCGTATGTCCAACTACAACCAAAACTTACTATGTTTTTAATATCCGCCATCGTGTATCAAGTACTTTGCTTTTATATATGCTTTAACAATACCTGATCTAACAATATCATCGATAGTAAATAAATTTTTATCAAACCATTGTGACATAGAATCTAGTACTTCTATGAACTTACCAATATCTCTGTCCTTGTGTGTTTTAACATCTGACTGCATAAAGTCACCACAAAACAATATTTTGGAGTTACGTCCCAGACGTGTCAACACTGAGTCAGCCTCGTGTGCTGTAAAGTTTTGAAACTCATCAATAATAACAATTGAATTGTCTAGTGTGATACCTCTCACATAAGAAGTGATCATAAACTTTATAATGCCGTGTTTTTGTAATATACCGTAAGCATCATCTCTGCCAAATAATTCACTACATATCTTTTGATATGGTAGTTCATACACTTGTGACTTTTCATGTAAATCACCTGGTAAGAATCCAATATCACGTGTTGGAACAGCAGAACGTACAATTACAATCTGTGAAAGTTCAGTGCCACCGTTTATGAGTTCTTCGAATGCTTTGTAAACACTTAAGAAAGTTTTACCTGTACCTGGATACCCTACAAGTAGTTGACCTTTGCCACCATCGTAGTTAGTAAAGAATTCTTTCTGTGCATCAGTGATGGGTTCAATTTCGTGTAGATTTAAGTGCAGTTTTGATACAATGCTACTGCCTGTATTGGGTTTTTTGCGTCGTGCCATTTGTTTTGTATTAACTTACCTCTGGTAAAATATCAATGTATCCTTGAGATCCTGCGTTGTCGTCAACATATGCCAATTCTGTTAAACCGCTTTTTACTCTCGTTACACTGTACTTAGCACGTTGTGTGTCAATGCTTGATAAATCTGTATCCGTTAAAGTTATAGTTGCTTTGCCTTTTTCTGGCACTGTGACAGCCA